CTTTTCTATTTGTCGGCCAAGGTAGGTGGTTATCTATCCCAATACCGAGATCCAAATCTGTTGCTAGAATGATGTTAATGGTCATGATTAGCATTTTCTCCAATGACTCAACTCAAGAGTCCCTTGCAGGCCTTGATAAGTATTTTGATCTATGATGAGTTGAATTTCAGCAGCTTTGAACCCAGATAATACCATATCATTGATATCATTAGCAACAATATTCGATGGCCATATACAAACTTTATGCCCACGTTTCAAGCATTTATCCATCTTATCGACAATTTGTGTGTTACGAGGCTCATTATCAAACACAAAGACACCATTATCGGGATTTTCCACCCCAAGCGTGTTACCATCCGACCCAGCCATTGCAACACAGTTGTGGAGAAATAATGAGTCAATGGGTCCTTCAACTATGTAATATTTTGATTCAAAATCAATCTTATCAATGCCAAATATCTTAGGAAAGTCATCATCAAGCATTATAGTGATATATCTAAGCTTTTCTTTGGGATCGAATGATCGTCCCTGAAATCCAAACATCCTCCCCGTTTTATCTAGGAAAGGTAGGATCAAACGCGGCTTATCATTCTCCCTATCGAGTTTGCCTGGTAACATCGAATTAACCCATTTAGCAAACTTGGGGACAAAGTATATTCTATAGTGCTCTTTAGTTGGTATCTTGCGGCGCATCACATAGTCGCGTGCACCATGTCCAGCCCTCAATTGGCTAATCTTCTGGATCTTGCGTAATGGGGATGATGATGGGTGAAACTTTGGCTGCTTCATAGTTAATTTATCAAGGGGTTTGATAGCTTCTCGAGGAGTCCTAGTAAGGGTTCGCTCTAGAGCCATATCAACAACGTACTCTTGGTATAAAGCTGGATTGACTCTTTCTAAAAGCTTCCGCATAGGTAAAGAGGCACCACAGTTGTGGCAGTAGAATATCGCTGAGTTATCCTTTTCAAGGATCCAACCTCTGGCTTTAGACTTTGACGTCTTGCTATCCCCACAAATGGGACACCTCAGATTTGCTCTATATGGAGAGTTGGACTTGACAACAAACCGTTCTGTACGCGTCGACAAAATGCCCGCATACTTTAAATCTATTAGATTCAATTGGTATCCTATTATTTGCATGGCTGTAATAGCCATTATACCCAAGCCGTAAGGTATGGCAACAGCTTATTTAGGACTTGAATTTCTGAGAAAGAACGGCATAGGGTAGGTGTCCTCGTATATAGTCTTCCGCTGAGCCTGCCCCCTTGAGCTGTGTATATTCACTAATTCACATGTATACTCAAGGACGAAATATACAGCCCAGCGCGGTGTGGCGGAATGGCTACTTGTGGTTGGTGTGGGTGCATCAAACACCATTCTCAAACGTGTCATATCGGTGCTGATCTGTCGTAAGGGATCGAAACGACCACCATTTATGATATTTCCTCCAGGCTCGATGAACAATATGTGACCCTCTTTTAGTATACAATGGGATCCCATATCTGTGCGTTCAATCACTACGTTGACGGCCATCTGCCCTCCGACAAACACTGGCTCCTCAACGTATGATAAGCCTCGGGGTTGCCTTAATACTCGATCCTCCCCTAATGCTTCGATAATCAGCTTATAGTTGCGATCGACACCAAGCTCATGTCTTGCTTTAGATATGACGACGTCCCCGTACAAAGTCCACAATCCAAGAACCATGGTTGTTAGGATGAATGATAGTGGCACACCTATTAACGTGGCGATCCATATACCATCTTTTAAGTTGGCAATATTATTTCTGAATTGTGACACGACTACCTCCGCATCAACTTTTCGATAGCACGACTACCGAACCAGAACCCGATTATTGCTCCGAATATTGCAGCGGTTTGATCATCCCAGATGATGGGCATCAAGTCTGACCAGAGCAGCGAATTTGCTAACCAGTCTTCTGCGCCCACTGTCCTCATGGCTGCTAGAACAGCCACAACTTTGATAAAAAGGAAAAGAAAGAAAAATAGGTAGGTGATAACAGGTCTGACAGAGCGTCTAAGTGTGTTGATGAAGCCGCCGCCATCGAGAGTAGCATCATGATCGCGAAGAGATTTTCCCTCGTCAGCGTCTGCTCGAGCATCGATAATATCAATTGCCCTTTGTGCGTCTTGTTGTGCATAACGTGCTTTCAGTGCAAGGAGTTGACTCTCATGCTTTAATTCGTCTCGGCGTTGTAAATACGACAAGACTCCAGGCAGGATAGAGGTTAAGCCTCCAGTCAATGTTCCTAATATGGAGGCTAATATCATCACTTTTCCTTTAAGCGTTTGAGAATCTTATTCTTTTTTTTATGTCTTCTCATTTGCCGAGAGTTAAAGCCTGGTTCTGCCTTATCTTTCGGTCCCACCCCTATTCCTGCTATATTGCCTCCTCCAGCACTATTAACAGGTACCTCCTCAAGTAGTTGGAAGTTATTCTCCACATATACAAAATATTCATTGAACGTCGATTGAATGTCTTCCTCAACAATCAATCTCTGATTGATTGTATTTATATGTTCTGACTCTTTGATTAAGTACAGAGCAGCAGCATAAGTCGCAATGCGGGTCTTTCCTCCTGGTGCTTTTTCAATGATTTTCTTTAGTTTTGAAATCATCACATCAAACTTGCCCCAAGCTTTCCGCTCTTCGATCGTCTTAAGATCCCGTCTCTTCCTCAAGATGTCACCATTATCATCAATAATTCCAAGCTTAAATGCATCCCACTCACTGAAGGGGGTAGCAAGCCTTTTGATTAAATTATAAACCAGAAATAGATCTACTAACATTAGATTGCTCTCAATTCATTTATTATAGTCTGATCTAGCGGTATATCAGAAGCTATGATTCTACTGTTATCATATTCCATTGATGGTGGCATGAAATTGAGGAATACGACAAACGGTTTTAGATACTGGTGATATCCACTGAGCTTCATAAATAAAATCGGGGTAGCTTGAGCACCAAAGCAGTTATATAGAATTATCAGGTGATTCAGAATTAGTCGCACCTTCAAGTCTCCACTATCATCATATCTCTTGAATAATCTCTTGAGATACTGTATACGTTTTAGATCATCGTGAAACTCGTCAATCCCCGCAGCCCTCTTCACGTCATAATATTTAGCCGCGAATAGTAAGAAGTTATCTTCTGCTAATGTCATTAATATATCACCATTTTTATATATGATTGGGGCCTCAGATAGTTGAGGCCCCAATGTTCACTTAGTCTTCTACAACAGTATCTTCAGTTGTTGTGTTGCCCGTTGGGCCAAGGTCACCCGCCTCAACTGCTGTACGAGACATGGCAACAAGAGTTTCAGTTACGTGACGAGTAACTGCCCCACCATTGGTCGTGTGTGTGCTATACAGGTTCCAGCCTGGTGTTCCCAAGCCTTTCGCAATGTTATTTGCTACCTGAGCTTCATCACTGTCTACAAAGTAAGTCTTTGCTTTATCAGCTGTAGATAGGTATAGAGGAGCGCTGTTTGCGTCATCTGTGTTTCCCCATAGTGCCATGTTAGTTAATCTCCTTATTGGCTTGTGTTGTTGTGTTGTGATCGATCACTCTGCCACCCCTTGAGATGAGTTTTTGCACTTAGGACAAATGCCATGATTCTTTTCCCAAGCCTTTTGCGTAGAAACTTCATCACACTTGAGGCACGCAATTTTTGCGACTTCATCGAGCTCAATGCTCTCTCTCTTCATAGAACTCATAGACTTTCGAGTTGATGTACCGGATCTAGTGGGTCTTTTTCTTGCAGTACGAGTTCTACCCATTGCAGAATCATGAGCTCGGTTTTTTTCTCTCTCGACTTGAACGGGATCTGGCTTCATCTTGGGAGCTGTCTTGCGACGTTCTGCCTCATCAAGCTCAACGCTTTCACTCTTTACAGCTTTGCTAATTGCCTTACGGCGCGTCTTTAGATAGCGATCGGAATCGTCTGAATCACCGTCGTTATCGATGTCAGAATCACCCTTGCCAACAGGGTCTAGACCTTCACCATCATCATCTTCGTCTGTTACCTTAGAGTACTTGGCCTCCTGTACCCCTTCGAGCTTTGACTCATCAGTAGCTTCGGAAATAGCCTTTCGGGTTGTCTTTCCGATATAGTCAGTGTGCTCGTCGAGTGTATTGGACGTTGCTACATCCTCTTTAACAAACGATAACTTGTTGATCATGTGGCCTATAGAAGCTATCATATCATCTGATAGCGGTTTTGGATTCTCGTTGTTCACTTTACTTCTCCTATTGATGTGCTATTTATGTTATGTATAGTTTTGCAAGCGTGTTTGGACCAGCAATTCCATCAGCAGCAAGCCTGTTCACACGTTGAAAGCGCTTTACTGCTCGATGAGTGTTGGGACCAAATACTCCATCATCCGTGAGATTGAGACGTCGCTGTAGGATCTTCACTTGCTCGCCTCTATCCCCGATCCCCAGATACACATCAAGTTTCCCTGTTTCAAGTGCTGGAGTTGCTGTACCCGTCGGGGCATCATCAACAACTTCAGAGTCGAACACGTTTATTACTTGGAGGGCTTTAGCCCATTTTGACTTGCGCTCAGCAAGCCCATTCGTTCCACCGTTAATTGCCTTTGATAAGCCGACAATATCTCCTCTATCAGCGTACTTATTACATTTAGTTTTGTTCCAGAACCAAATAGCAGACGTCAAAGCACCCTCCTTCGTTTCAATAAAATCTATAGCCTCATCAACAGTCATGTCGTGATCATTGGCAAATCTTTGATAGTTTGTACGACCAGTTAGCTGTTTAATCCCACGACCACGAAATTTCCAACCATCCCCTTCGTGTACATTTCCCAGCGCACCTCTTTTAGTTCGGTATTCATCCATGTAAACGTAATTTGCAATCTTCTTGGGATTGCGAGCATATTCCGCTGCATTACGATTCCTGAAATACCGCTTGAATACCCGGTTCAAGGCAGACTCGGAGTAGTTAAGGTTTTCTTCCAGTGTCCTGAAATCCCCAGTCTCAACAGCAGCTTGGGCAATAAACCCTGCCACACGATTCTTTGTGTTAATTCCCGCAGCGGGAAGAACCTTCGACATGGCGTCATACCAGTAGTCAATTTCATCGTTATCGATGATTTGGCTCAACTCATGCTTCGTCAAAATGAAGTTTGTCATATCACATCCTTAATAGTTTATGGTTTTATCTGGCGATTTGAAGTTCTTCTTTCGCATGATAGTTTTCATAACTACATCAAACTCATCACTAGCTTTATCGTATGATACCTTGACGGGGATGTTTAAGTCCTTCTGTAGGTCTTTGATGATAGCTTCAGACCCAGCAACCCTCTTCAGAGATTTTCCCTGTTTCATGTAGATCTTCTTAATGAATCCAGCGAGCTCTTTGAGAGTGATGCGAGGAGTGTTTCTACTATCGCCCATTCTATCTGAGAAGTGTCTAGTGAAGTTGAAGTCTATACCAAATTTAGCGAATAACCGGTCAACAATCTTCTCAAATTCTCTAATCTGAGCAATGCCTATAAGCTGATACTCGTCAGCTTCCACCAACATCTCGAAAGACTCGTTAATCGTTTGACCAGGTGTATCCCTCTTATACTTCCTCGTTACCTCGTCGGTATTTTCCAAGCCTGCACCGCCACTAGGCGTTTTACCTTTAGCTGATTTGTACTTGACTTGCTCATCGAAGCTGGGATCGACAACCCGTCCGTAAGTCTTCAGTTCAGACTTACCGTATTTGGTCATGTATGCTCCCACAAGCTCGCGAGGAGTCATTCCCGTGTTGTGAGATCGCGCTACATCAAACGCATAACCACCAATAGACTGCTTCGAACCATGCTTGACAACCATCTTATGAATAGCATCCAAGGCTGAATCAAGCAATCTTACTGCTGCTTTCGCTCTTGCTTTAGCGAGGATTTCTGCTCGTTGTTGAGAACTCATTTCAAGCATGTCGCTAAACTGTTCGTTGAGGGTTTGATTGGCAACACTACTGATTAGCTCAAGTATCTCAATATCGTTGCTTACCTCCACTTGCTCCTTGACGGATTCTTTTGGAACTTTACGAAATGCGCGGAAACGTCGATCAGTCTTGACTCGACCATGTTTATCACGCATCTCGTGGTGTCTCTTTTCCACAAGAGCCTCAAACTGCTCATTAACATCCTCTTTGACTGATTTACCCGCAATTCGAGCGAGGTCCTTCTTGCGCATTGATGGGAGCATCTTTTTTGCAATCCGGGCGACGGCTGATGATTTCTTAGCGACTCTGGAGTCGATCATATTCTTCTCGGCTGGAGATAGGCCAGCATATCCCTTGCCCTTTTCTCCAGCTACTTTGACACGCATTTGGTTGATTGCTGCTTTCTTGGCGCGTTTGACCAGACGATCTTTTGTTGCAGGCTTCTTAGCATTGCGTCGACGTCCTGCAGCCATTTTGGCCTTGTTGCGGCGCATTGATATTGACTTAGCTCGACGTTGCTGCATACTCAACGCTTCTTCTATCACATCTCGGGTGGGGGATTTGTCGTCAGTATTCATATCTATTCCTCAAAGTCAGGGGCATTTGAGGTATTTATATGAATTAAGAAAAGGTCTGAGGCAAAGCTTTCGGATATGGGAGTCTCGAGTCTTCACACGTTGATAAATTGACAACCCGTCTGCTACGATCTGAGGTTGCAACATCTACGAATCTATTGTATATATGGGTTAAATATTCCTCAGGACTCATTCCAGCTTTAGGCCCATATAAGTTAGCCATACGGTCGGGATCTGGAACACCATTATTTTTGATGTCAATACCCACACCATAAATGTGGGTGGATCCATCAGGGGATGGATTATAATTCATGTCTGCACCTAGGTACCCAATTACATCAGGATCGAACGTATCAAGAGCGTAATAGCTAGCACATAGTGTGATTGAAAATCCACACTTGAGGTATCCACCATATTTATTGAGCATCTTCGTATACTCTTTACACTCAGTTTGAGTGGTGCTGACAATAGGCCGTTCTCCAATATAGTCGTTCGCCCGGACCCAATGATTCCATGAAGTTGGGGCAACTAGACATCCATGATTTATAGCAACAACAGTCCAGCCATCTCCAACGTAATCATAATCATCGAATTGACGCGCCGACAACCCACTCGCTAACATTAACACCTTATTCATTATAAAAGCATCGTCCTGGTGTGAATACAGTGTCCATCCGTAGTTCTGCGTGTACACGATATCCTAAGCTGAGTAGAATATCGCTACCACCAGCATTCTCGGTTATCACGACAGGCTTGAATTTCTTGATAGTTTCAATGCTACCTTGAAGCACCTTTGACTCGTACCCTTCTACATCGAGGTGTATCAAATCACACTCAGCTAAACCCAAGTCATCTATTCTATACATCTTAACGTTACCAGGAATATCGACGATCTTGTGTGTACCCACATTTGTTACGCTTCTATTTTTGAGTGTAAAACTGTCTGTGGTGCTACCCAATCCGCCGTGAAACTTGTGATATCCTTCACCGACGCAGTTTATATCGAGGCAGTGGTAGTTAGTGTCATCTGGCTCAAAGGTATAGACATTCTTAAAGTAGTTTTTGTAAAATCGTGGATACATGCCACAGTTGCCGCCTGCTTGAACAACTGTGTTGAAATTCCTGACAGTTTCCATGAAAGAATCTTTCCCCTGTATCCAATCGAATAGAGGACCATCTTTCTCATGGCCATATGCGCCAGTATCGGAAGTGATCCACAAGAATTCATCGACACCTTCATGTCCACACTTGCGGTAAGATACTTTAGATTCAAACATAACATTCTCCAATAAAAAAGCAGCCCGAAGGCTGCTTTTGTGATAATAGACCTCTACCTATTTAGTACAATCGATTTCGACTCCTATCAACTTCCCTCATACGCCTCTCGAGGTCTGAGTGGTCTGTTGCTTGCGATAGGTGCATTTCAATAGCTTCCAGCTCCGACATAGGCTTTAACCACTTTAGAAACATCATTAGGTTTCTAATCATGACGCACCTTTGGTGATCTGCGCTTTAATGTATTCAATATCCTCATATCGATACTCATGCCGCATCATTCGGGCGATCTCGCCATCAGCTCTAGCCTGACGGCCTGCGATAATTGCGTTGTAAATATTTCTAAACACTGGCTTGCGCCCTCCTTTATTATGTGCATCGTATGCACATATTTATCACAATAAAGGAGGGCGCACCACTGCTGTTTGGGTATATCCGTTAACCACTCAAGGACTATCTCTGTTCGATCCACGTAATTGCCGCAATGGCGTCTTTGTTCGCCCCAGAAGAAGCTACAGCGATCGTGTAAGTGTCACTGGTTGTTCCTAGGTTACCCCTACTGATTTGATATGCCACTGTTTGATCGAAAACGACTTGTCCACCATGTCCTGATGGGATAGCGCCAGCATCAACTACAGTTCCTCCTGAAATAACTGCTGCATCACCAGTATACTGATGAATCTGCACAAAACTATTGGAGTCGGGGTGATCTGCCCAAACTCCACCAGTGATGGTAGCATTCCTAACGACGTTGTAAAACAGCGTCGTATTATCTGTGGTTGATACCTGGAACGAGCTTGGAATGGCGATCCCATTCAAGGCTGAGCTTTTCAGACGGATGCTGATAACTGGATAGAAAGTATTCACCAAAGGCATCCCTGTTCCAACCAAGCTTGTCATAGAGCTCATTGGAACCCCAATCCTCTCAGAGTCTCCATCAGATATAACCGATACAGAGCCTTGGTATAGGTATGTTGGACCCGCTTGACCTCCAGTTAGATTCTCCAACTCAAGTCTGTGTGGGACAAATGGAGTAGATGCCCACGGAAGTGCGTTGACGTTAGCGTGGTTGAATGTGTGAATGAAGTGGGTGATTCCATTCATAGTAAAGCCTACCTTAACTTGCCCCGCACCATACCACTCATACTCTATCGATAGAATCTGTTGCTTTGTGACATCTGCTAGCAATCCGGAAGGACCTGTACCATCCATCTTGTCCCCATTCCAATCATCACGTGCAACTCTGTCTTCGACTACAGAACCTGTAACAGAAGACCGAACAACGACGCTGTAGACCTCACCATCGAGCTCGAAGAAGATTCCATTATTTTCATCAAACAACCCCACCCTCTTACGAATTCCTGCTACAGGTTCTCCGAGTCTAATGGAAGTCGTGAGGGTTGATACTCTTCCAGGAATGTAGCGCATCACATTACAAGATTGTCTAACGATCTTCGAGCCAGCAGTTGCTGTCACCTCCATATCAACGTTATTGGTTGTGGAGTTGTGAACTGCACTTGCTCCGTTTGTCGCTTGTTCATCCCAGACATCCGTCTCTTTCCCGAACTGGAATGTGTTGAAGAACACTGTCTGGTAGTTGGAGACCTTCATTCGATTCTTCGAGGTGACGTCTACCCCACCATACGAGGGAGTGTGAATAGACACAGCAAGTGGTGAAGTCGGATGTGCGACTTCACCATCACGGTCTGCGATCATCACTGTTTCGAATAATGTTTTGTTGTTTGCAATGAAGTCTTGAGTGTCTTTGTTATATTGAGCCATAGTGTGGTGTACCCCTAGTTGGTTTACCGCTATTTAGGCTTTCTAGTGCTACAAAGACTCGTGTATCTCTTTTCCAACACTTCACGCCCCTTTCGTAGGGCATTCTGCTGAGCTTGGTATGATTGTTCCCAAGCAGGAGGTAAGCTGTTGAAGATTTGATTGGACTTGATATCATACACACGAAGAACACGCAAAAGAATGCAGAGTAGAACTCTATTCTGCATTCTTAGCTTTCTATGACGGGCTCTAGCCGTTAAACCTTTAAGGAACATCGCCCGCCCACATAGTTGATCAACTGCCTCTGACCGTTATCATACACTAGACAACACGTTTGAGTCCACGAGGATGGCCCTCTATTATATTCCATATCAAGCTCTGACAATGTTCCAACACGAAACACTCCTCGCTGAATAGCTGCAGTATGGTTATGTCCGATTACGCATTTACCATAGATCTTCTCGAGACCATTTAGGGATGATTTGGCTCCATTCAACCCCAGATCGCCGTGCGATCCACACTCGACATCGGCGATCATAGATGAATCGCTTCTGCTGAGGAAAGTCCAATGTTCTGGAATATTCAAGCCAACGACTTCCATGGCATGTTTGAGAACATCTTTATCATCGAACATCGCCGTGGCGATCTTCAGAGATATATAGTGGTTATTTGGGTCGTCAACGTATCTACCTGCAGCCAGATACCTATCAAGGAACTCATCGTGATTAGACTTGACGATCATTATCTCATCTGGCTTAACGACACTATCAAGTTTCACAACGGTATCATATGTTAAACTCAACTCGAATGCAAGGTTGGATAGCCCTTTGTGATTTCTCTTCTGCCTTGCAGCAATATCCGTTATATGGTGGCTGATCGAGTACCCATCAAATATATCGTGAGCATAGATCCGTTTAACCTCAAACTTCGATAGGAACTTGCAAAACGCATCATACGCTTTGAGATCAACCTGAACACCGTGTGTATCGCCAAGGACAGCATTTACAGGCACTGGTGTAACTTCACCATTCGGTGAATATTCAACGCCTAAATCGATAAAATTACCATCATCATCAGCTTGAATTTGACGGAAGTGGAAGATCTTATCATCTTGAATCTCGACAATTACTGCCCCAATTGTGTGGTCGTGAGCTGCAATATACGACAATCTCTTCGATACAAACGATTCAGAGTGATACTTTGGGAGGGTACATGCTCCAGGAGTCATAATGGTATAGTTTAAGCCGCGCTTGTTGCCAGCTGGGATATACTCAAGGAATTGTTTAGGTGAAGCAAAAACATACGATCCCTCTCGACGACCAACCCTAGAAAGCCCAGTGATCGGCCGAATCTGCTTAGCTGAGACTTGGATGCTACACAAAGAAATATTCTCGTTCAGCTCAGTGTCTTCTTGCACGAACAGGTACTTGGGGTCATTGAAGACTTTGTCGAACACGGCAGTCCGCTTCTCAAAACTGTTAGTGATACTCTCACAAGGCATAATAGCGATTCTAGCATCATTCACTTCACAGTAGAGGTCTAACGCATCCAAGAATCCTTGGTGTGCAACGCTATCAGCAACTGCTGTGGTGATGACATAGGTCTGAGTGTTTGCTGTTTCAACGCTCCGATCCTTATGGAATACCGTTTCTACAGTAGAGAAGTGTTTATCAAGAAATTCTGTATGATCAGCTCTCATTAATTCATGCAGACACGCGATGCCACCATATTGAGACCTTAACTGATCATTGGTGATACCGCGGGCAAGAAAATCTATCCGATTGGGCAGTTCCTTTTTAGTTACGACGATGGCTTGGTAGGCATCTAGGATATCTCGTTTGATATCTCTTTCGGGTGTAGTCATAAAAGATTCCTTTATTGGGTCAGTTCTTCTCCAGCAATACGGATTGCTTTTATAGAGTCGAGGGAAAATGTCCGCACGATCACTTTGTTATCAATCCCACCTTGAGATTGTTCTGGTAGAGGACGTGGTGCAGGAAGGCCTTCGATATCATCCGAATCCACCTCGACATCATCGAGGTAGTACTTCGACTTGCCACTTGAGATGAAGATGCATTCGAGATAAACCTTTTCTTTATGCTCAATGAATGGGGTGTTGGATACGCGAGTTCCCCAAGCCCGTGATCCAACACTAAACTCAGATGCATCCATACCCTCTGCAGTCATCCGACGCTTTACCATATTCTCATAACTGTTGGCATCGACGTTGGAAAATATCATGGTGTTGGCCCCGATAGTACGCTTCGTGACTCGTCCCTGCATAAGGTTCTTCTTGCCGCCCGTTAGCTTGACTTTAGTTTCAGTGTCCAACCCAGCGAACGTAGATCCCTTAATCAGGTCGATCTTTTCCTTTAGCTTAGTATACTCCATATTTATCACTCCTGTTATTTTATTGATGTCATCAGCTCAACGTACCCCGTGCCGCGCAGCTCTCGGTAAACTTGGGTAACGAATGTCCATGGAGCGCCTGATAATTTCATTGCGGTATACAGCATGTGACTCTCATCTCGTCTACCCATTGCCATCTCTAAGATCTGAGACTCTTTTATAGCATAGCAGATCTCGTTACGTATGTCAAGATTTTCCAAAGTAAGCCCTTCTCATCGCATTCAATGCGTGCTCAGCGTCTTTGGGACAACTCGTCCCAACTTCTTGATTATACACATCTTCTTTTGTGAGGTGAACCTTTAGTTTGTGATCCAGATCATCCCATTGATTGATTATGGTACGGGATAGTTTGGTTACGTAGTCTTTCGGTAGGATGGGGATATCTTCATTCTCTATGGAATGAATAGCAGCTATGTAACAAGGAATCGCTTTATTGGGGTCCCTGTCGATCAGGTCTTGGAACACTTTACACATATGGTATTGTGGATCGTTGTTGGTATGACCTCGCCATCTGGTACTCGTTCGATCGAGCGTCGATTTCCCACGGAAGTGTGTCATAATCCGTTTCATCATTCCAATGTTCCCCATTCCAAGTCGATGGTATCTGTGTTCGTCTTCCGTCGATGAGTTGTGAAACGTGAGCCATCTCATGGAAGATCGTCAATATAATTTCATTATCGCTGATATTGGGATTGATTTCAACAACAATCATACCTTCTTCAGGATCATCTTCATCACAGAACCCACAACACTCATCAGCCATCGTGGGGTTGAATCGAACTCCTATTACAACTTCACTTGGAATGGAAAGGTGATCAACTGCGTGAGCAAGGATACGATCGAGATCGAGGTTAGCGGTTAAATCAGATAATAGAATGTATTGCATCAGCGGAGTCTCTTAGGTTGATAGCAAATTCATTTAAAATCTCCAAACCCCTTGCTTGAATGTTTCTTCCTAGCTTGAAAGCCTTTATCCTCGGATCGTAGCCTCTCCCCAATTGCGCCGTTATCCATAGCCGGTCTATCATCCATCAGGCCATCTTGAGCTGATTGCTCCGCATCATAGAGTCTCATTTTTGGTCTATCAATCCCGATAACAAATCGCTTGAGATAGTTTGTGTCTCCCCACCGATTCTTCAGTTGCTTAACCATTAATTGACCCAGCGACTCCAATTCCTCTGAAGATACAAGAGCGAACATGAAGTCAGCCGTTGCAGGGAGTCCAAAACTCTCAGACGTGTCAGTCAATTCCACATCCGAATTGCCAAAACCTGATCTCGTAGTTTGAGTGGCTGAACACACAGGAACATTCAACTCAACAGCAAGGCCGCGCAGCTCTTCAGCGATCGTCTTGATCATGGTGTATGAGTTAACGTTTGAGCCATGCCGCAATCGCGAGGACATGCAGATGTTCAAATAGTCGATGTAGATAATATCGGGGTGAAAGTTCTTCTTCAATCTCAACTCATTAACAAGATGACGGAAGTGTGTCGATCCAGCACTTGCAGTCGGATACTCTTTTATGACCAACTTGCCAGTCGTCTTGTTCTTCACTCGATCTAGGCGCTTATCATATGCGTCCTTAGGAATTGTCCGCAAGTCATCCACATTCAGATCGAGGAGGTTGGCATCGATTCTTTCAGCAATCTTCTCCTCCGACATCTCTAATGTGATGTATAGGACACTCATTCCTGCCATCATATTAGCTGCTGCACAATGAGCCATGAATAGAGTTTTCCCAACGCCAGTGTTGTGTGAGCTCAATCCATCTGTGTAATATCTATGATTCTCGTGATCAACTGTAATATCAACGATAGGAATCTGTCGACCAGTGTACTCTATACGAACCTCCTTAGGTCCTTCTGCTGTCAAGATTTTGGGGGTCCATCCAGAATTGTCAACACTTGCTTGGTACATCTGAGATGCGGATACCCATCCAGTATATGGAGTCTCAAATAGATGATCACAATTGCATCTCACATGA